TGAACGGGACGCACACTGTGATCGCGGTCCCGACTCACCTGTTCCGCGGCCTCGACGACGAGGGCGACCCGTGGTACGACGACGAGGTAATCATCCTGAATCAGCTCATGGTTCAGGACGCAGGAGCGGACATCGAGCGCGAACCCGTATCCCCATACGGGACGCTCACCTGGACCCAGACCTGTACCTGGATCGTCTCCGCCGATGTTGAGGTCTTCCTCGGAATCAGCGCCGCGACCGCGAACGACACCGCGTTCCTCGCCCAGGCAGTCAACGCCTCGAACGCATGGTGCTTCGCTCGACGAGTCCAGGCGGGCTACCACGACTCGCTCACGACCGTCCCCTCGGACGCTGTGAAGATGGGCGCGATCCTCTATGCGGCGGGCCTATACCGGGAACGCGGATCGATCGACTCATTCCAGAGCTTCGAGGCGATGGGCGCAGGCGGACCAGTCATGACGATGGGCCGCGTAAACCAGCTCCTCGGAATCAAGCGGAGCCAGGTCGCGTGACATGCCCTCCGGAATCTTCGTCGACGCGACGACCGCACTCGCGAACGCGATCACCGCGATCGGTCTGGTCCCCATCACCGACCCGCGAAACGCCCGACCGCTCACGGTCTACATCGAGCCGCCGAGCTTCGACGCGTTCAACGCTGGACAAGTCAACAGCGTCGCCGACCTCACATACACGATCCGAATCCTGGCAGCGCCACCCGGCAACCAGGACGCGACTGACTACCTCCTAACGACGATGGACACGATCTACAACAGCTCCATAGTCGTGATGTCAGGCCGACCGTCTCTCACGGTCGTCGGATCACAGGAGATCCCGTCATACGACCTCACGGTAAGAATGAGCGCCCGCCGCTCCTGAACAGAAAGACACACACATGGCAACGACCACATTCCTCGGGAACGCGACGATCAACCTGACCGTCGGCGCGACGACGACCGACCTCACCGACAACTGCTCGAAGTGCGAGATCAGCCTCACGAAAGAGGCCCTCGAAACGACCGCTTTCGGCGGCACTGCGCGAGTGTTCACCTCCGGCCTGGAGAACAACGAGGTCACCCTCACCCTGTTCAACAGCTACGGAGCAGGCGAGATCGAGGCGATCCTCTACTCCGCCTGGGGAACCGCCGCGACCCTCGTGATCTCCCCCTCGGGAACCACCGAGTCCGCCTCGAACCCCGAGTACACGATCACGAACTGCTACCTGGAAAAGATCACCCCGATCAACTCCTCCGTAGGCGAGCTCTCCGTCGTCGAGGCCGTCTTCAAGGGCGGATCGTCCGCTCGCGACATCACCTCGCCCTGATCTAGTACCCTCCAGGCAACTAGATCCCCAGGAGGCCGAACGTGAAACTGAAAATCAAATACAGCACCATCGCAGGCGACGAGTACATCGTCACGACCAGTCTGTATGTGATCGTTCTCTGGGAGCGGAAGTTCAAGAAGACCGCGACGGACATCAAGATGGAAGACCTCGCGTTCATGGCGTACGAAGCGAGCAAGCTCGCAGGGATCACCATCCCCGCCATGTTCGACGACTTCATCAAAAAGATCGACGAGATCTCCGTCGTCGAGGCCGAAGCAGCAAACCCTACCGAGGAGGCCTGAGTCGTCAGCTCGCGGAAGTGTGCGCCGCGACCGGCTACTGGCCTCCCGACATTCCATTCGAGCTCGATGATCTGGCGACAGTGATTCAGGCGATCAACCGAGACAGACAAGGAGGGCAACCATGACCGCGACCGTCGCAGTCGACTATTACGGTCTGAAAGAGGCCCTCCGCGAGCTCCAGAAAGTGTCGCCCGCACTCCGGAAAGAGGTCTCGAAAGAGATGCTCGGGATCGTCCGCGAGACGATGATCCCCGCGATCCAGGACTCGATCCCCTCCTCCGCTCCGCTCCAGGGAATGAAGCACTCGGGCCGCACCTCCTGGACGAAGACCAGCCAGCAGAAAGGCGTAGTCGCGAAGATCGACACGCGAAAGGCCCGCAGGCGGAACCTCCAGCAGGGCGCAGAGTGGGAGTCGCTGGGAGTGGTCAAGGTCCAGACGAAAACAGCTGCGCTCGCGATCACTGACATGGCAGGTCGAGGGCCGAACCAGACGCGGAACGGGAACAAGAAGCTCGCCCGCCCGAACTTCGCGGATTCGCTCACCTCGAAGCTGGGACGCGGCCCGTCCCGGTTCATCTGGTTCGCAGGGGAACGAAACGTTGAGCCTACGATGCGCCGCCTCGCCGATGTCGTCGACAAGGTCGCGGACGCTACTACCGGAAAGATCATCAGACGCTAATGGCAATCTCACTCCCGATCGTCTCCGAATGGAACCCGGCAGGCCTGAACAGGGCGATCGCCGACTTCAAGCGTCTCGAAACGAACGGAGAAAAGGCCGCGTTCGCGATCAAGAAAGCGGCGCTCCCCGCAGCTGCCGCCCTCGGCGGACTGGCGGTCGCCGGTTTCTCCGCTGTGAAAGCGTTCGCCGAGGATGACGCGGCAGCCGAGAAGCTCGCGACCACGATCACGAACGTCACCGGGGCGACCGATAAGCAGATCGCGTCCGTCGAGGACTTCATCTCGAAGACCTCGATCGCGGCAGCGGTATCGGACGACGAGCTCCGCCCCGCACTCGACTCGCTCGTCCGCGGTACAGGCGATGTCGCCCAGGCGCAGGATCTCCTCGGTCTGGCCCTCGACATCTCAGCAGGCACAGGAAAGGATCTCGGACTCGTCTCGGACGCGCTCTCAAAAGCGTATAACGGCAACTTCGCCGCCCTGAAGAAGCTCGACCCGGCGCTCGCCGGTCTGATCGCGGAGGGCGCAGACGCGGACACAGTGTTCGGTCGCCTCGCAGGCACGTTCGAGGGCCAAGCGTCGAAGCAGGCGAACACGACCGCGGGCAAGTTCAAGGGGATGTCGATCGCCCTGGAGGAGACGAAAGAGGCGATCGGCGCAGCTCTCCTCCCGATCGTCGAGAAGCTACTCCCGAAGCTCCAGCAGATGGGCCAGTTCGTCCAGAAGAACACGGGACTCATCGTCACGATCGGTCTGGTCATCGGAACGCTCGCCGCAGGCATCCTCGCCCTGAACGCGGGACTCACGATCTACAACACGGTCCAGGCTGTGACTGCCGCACTGAACACAGCTCTCACGACCTCATTCTCAGCGCTCTGGGTCGCGACCGGAGCGGTCATCATTCTCGGCATCGTCGCCGCCCTGATCGCCCTCCAGGCGAAGTTTGACATCTTCGGGAAGACGATCGACTTCCTCAAGGCCGCGTTCCGCGTCTGGTGGGAGTACGTCAAGATCGTTTTCGACAACATCAAGAGCATCGCTGGGACCGCGTTCGGATTCATCGGGAACGTCGTCAGCGTCTGGTACACGGGAGTCCGGAAGTACATCGACGCGATCTACGGAGCGTTCAAGACAGTGTTCAACGCAGTCGCCTCCGTCTGGAATAACACGATCGGAAAGCTCTCGTTTAAGGTTCCCGGCTGGGTCCCCGGCATCGGCGGAAAGGGCTTTGACGTACCGGACATTCCGATGCTCGCCGAGGGCGGAATCGTTACCGGCCCGACGCTCGCGATGATCGGCGAACGCGGGCCCGAGGCCGTGATCCCGCTCGACCGCGGCGGGATGATGGGCGGAAACACGATCAACATCACCGTAACGTCCGCCGACCCGAACGCAGTCGTCGCCGCCCTCCAGCAGTACGTCCGACTGAACAACCGTCTCCCAGCGAACGCGATCGGATAATCCGGTGGCCCGCATTAACTGGTCAGTCTCGATCGGCGGGACGAGCTTCACGACGATCACCCAGTCGCTCTCGTTTAACGCGGGACGCTCCTCCTGGTTCGACACTCCGTCCGGGAACAGTGTCACGCTCACCGTCCGGAACCAGACCGGACAGGCGGCAGCTCTCTCCCAGGGCGACCAGATCGTCATCACGAACAACCTGTCCGCGATCACGATGTACTTCTACGTTGTCGAGGTGACGTTCCAGGACGAGATCGCAGCGAACGCCGACACCGCCACCATCACAGGCACAGACGCGCTCGGGATGCTGTCCCTGTTCTATGTGAACGACGACCCGATCATCGGGACGACGAACGCGATCAGGCAGGCGATCAAGCTCGCGAACGAGGTCTATCCGTTCGTCCCGCCCTACCCTCCGCCCGTCGAGGTGGACGGTCGCGCCACCGTCTCCGACGCGTTCGATCCGACGACCATCGGACAGCGGATCGTCGAGCTCCTCCAGACCGAGAACTCGACCTACTACTACGACGGGGCGACGATCGAGTTCCGCACCTCCGCCGCACCAGGCGCGGCCCTGTTTAACTTTAACCCTGACGGGAGCGTCGGCATCCGCTACGACTCGCTGACGCGTAAGTATCCGAACGCGAACTATCCGAACGTCGTGAACCTGACCTCGACCGTCGCCGGTACGACTCAGGCGGTCGCGACCGGCAACTATCAGCGGAACTACGACCGACAAGTTCTGTTTAACACGGTCGCCCAGCAACAAGCGCAGACTGACTACTTCGCGGCGGTCCTGTCGGACGACTCGCAGGTCTACATGGATCTCAGGTTTAACGACTCGACGCAGACGGACGTAAAGATGGGCGCGTTCCTGAACGAGCTCTCCGGTATGTGCGGGAAGTGGGTCACGGTGGTCTACACGCCTCCGGGCGGATCGCTCTCGCAGCTCGACATGGTGATCGAGGGCTACACAGTGTCCGCGATCCCAGGCCGCACCGAGGTCAGCGTCTCGATGTCCCCGGAGATCCTGTACGACCTGTTCACGCTGAACTCGTCAACATTCGGTATTCTCAACACGAACAGACTCGGATGGTAACTAATGGCTACACAGTGGACAGCGAACGTATCGAGCGGGCAAGTGTTGACCGCCGCGAAGCTTCAGGAGATCGGCGCCGCATGGGAGTCGTGGACTCCAGCGCTGACCGCTGCGACCACCAACCCGACGTTGGGCACCGGAGGCTCCACGGCAGGCCGATATGGACGCATCCAAAAAGTGGTGGTGGGCATCGGCCTCGTCTCGTTTGGCACGGCTGGCACCGCCGCCGGATCAGGCCTTTACTACGTCAGCCTGCCGATCACCGCCCGGTTTGCTGGCGAAGTGATCGGCGACTGGCAAGCGTACGACGGCACGTCGCTATGGCGTGTCGGCTCCCTCATCTCCGACACCACCACCCGAGCGTACATGATGTACGAGGGCACGTTCGTCGGCAATACGGCACCGTGGGCATGGGGCCCGAGTGACTTCATCAGATTTTCTTTCACATACGAGGCGGCATGATGACATACCACCTGTTTCATCCAGGCGACGATGAGAACACGCCCGCGGAGGCGTACATCCCCCGTATGCGTCGACACCGTGACCGGCTCCTCGCCGAATCCGACTGGACACAGCTCCCAGACGCTCCCGTCGACCGCGCCGCCTGGGCCGACTACCGGCAGGCCCTCCGCGACTTCCCGTCCAGCTGGACACCGGCCCCGACCGTCACGTTCCCGGAGCGCCCGTGAGATCCCTCTCCGTGCTCGTCGTGCTCCTCGCCGCCCTCGCGATCTGGGTCGTCGCAGGATGTAACGACCGCACCCGCGACAACTGCGAAACACTCCCGTCCGCCCCTCGATGCCAGGTGACCCCGTGAAG